GCTGGTTCAAAACTACGATCTTACGACCTTTGTCCCAGTATTCGAGAACTTCAACTTTCACGCGTAGTGGGTCTGGTGAAGATGTAACATTCTCGTCTTCAGCGTGATGCACGACGCCGCGAGCATAAGTGTACTGCTCGGCGTCAGTATAATGACTCTTAAGATTGCCGACTTCCCAAATCGATTTGATAGCGGCGTCACTCGGGAATTTCCACCCGTTGATCACTGTTCCGTCTTCGCCGTCTTTTTGTGCTCCGACAATCGCCTTCTTCAAATCCATGAACTGATACCAGTCCATAAAGCGGACATCAACCACCCAGCCCGCTTCTCGGATATCGGAGCACGCGAGTGCTGGGTCGACTAAAACGAGGTCGGGGCGGCGATGCTCAAAGAACGGCAGCGGTACGATTTTTTCAGTACGGGTGATCTTAGGCGGTTCGTCCGTTGGCACGGATGTCTTGGTCGTGGAACCGTCGGGGTTCGGCGTATCTAAATCTCGCGTAGTCGCCGTGCGCTTAAAAGTCTCAATCGCCTTCCAGTCATACCCCCATTTGAATATGCCCGTTCCAAACAACGCCATAGTCTCAAGACCCCACTTCACGTGGTTCTTGAACTTACAATCGTCTAGAATAAACGAAAAGAGCGCAGTTTTAGCGTCAATGACCTTTTGGCTAGTGCCCGGACGGGGGCGTAGCAGCATCGGCGGGTCCTCGTAAAACAGACCTTTATACAGTTGCGGAACAACCGCATTGCACACCTTAGCGACGGTGAACCGCTGGACGTTAGGGGCGAGGACGTATGTATTCTCGTAGACCTCCATAGGACGCGGCGATTGAAATAGCAAATCAGCGTCTCTGTAGAGAAGGGTCCACTGACGGTTCCCTATAAAATTTTTCGCCATTTGTGCTGACTGCACAACCAGCGATAATTCGAGATCAATGGGTAAATCGCCGTCTTTTCCAAAAGCCTGTACAGGAAGGGGCGCACCCGGATTGCCGTCCGCTACTAGAGCGGCGTCGTCAAGTAATTCCATTTACCCTCTCCTATTGATACAACCCTGCGTCTTCGAACGGATCACTCCACGTTCCTAACCCCGCGCCGCACGTTGCCTCGCCGTCTTGCGCGTCAGGAAACTCGCCCTTCAAAGCGTTCATATGTTCTTGCTTCGCTTCTTCCTGTTGATACGGGGTTCCCCCAAACACCCTGTCGTGCATTGCCCGCTCGCCAGTATTCATATAGTCGTGTGGGCCGAGAGACTCGATATGCGCCGAGTTGTCCGCGTACGCCGCGAACTGGTTAACTAAAATCGCCAGCGCGTCTACAATGTCGTCATGGGTTGATGCCGCCGTGCCGAACTTCGAAAGTTCGTCGTAAAGTTCTTCCTTACCGGGCATCGAATATAGAAAGACCATCCGATTGTCGCCCAGATACCGTAGAACTGGGCCCGCCTTCTCGGATTTCGATTTCGACTTATTTCCTTGCCCGAGAGTGACAAACCGTATCGGAACCTTAACTCCCAGTTTCGCCATCTCACGGTACGCTTCGCGACCCATCCACTTGACGCCGACTGACTCTTCGATGCAAATCGTCTTAGGATTCCACTGATGTGCCGCCGCGGCTATAATACACGGGAGTTCATATTCGTTGTACTTCCCGCGCTTCATGTCTAGGATGTAAAATCGCCCGCCTACAATGAGTGCCGTGATGATAACCGTGTAATCCGCCCATGACTTCGTCGAATAGGCGGTATCCACGCATGTAACCCTCATGCCGCCGTCGGGTAGCTGCTGCACAGGAATCGTGCGCCGCACCAGAAGCTCCCGAGGGAACTTTATGACGTGCATCTGTGTCGGGTCGTTGAGGTACTTGATTGCGAACCACGGGTCGGTCTTTCTCGTGTATCGCAGGAACTTGTATGTTAACGAATGCTCGTTGCCGGGGACATTGAAGAGGTAATGATAATCGCTCTCCAACATCTCGTCTTCGATCTTGCCGAGTTTCTTCGCTTCATCCGTCGCCCACCACGCGGGACGGATAAGCATCTTCATGTTGAATTCGTCGCCCGCGCTTACTGCTTTATCTCGATTCTTGATACACTGCCCGTAACAGTCTTCGCCGTCGTACCACGTTCCTACAAGGTCAAAGAACCCGAAGGGATGGAGCATAGCTTTATCAATGCTGACCTTTTTGTTAACGACAGTCATTCTGTCTACAGTTTGACTGTTTTCTTCAGTCACAACGTCGTCTAACTTAAGAACACATACGTGCCATCCAGCCAGATTCTGCTCGATAGACGCTGCAAATACCGTACACTCTTTTTCAGTCATTGAGACTGCGGGCGTCTGATATTCAGCATTTTTTCCCTCTTCTGCTGGTATGCAGTGTTCTGGGAAAAGAACTTGAAACATGCTCCGCGTCCCGTCGGGGGCTTGCCGCGGTTGAAGATTTTTCTTGGGGTAATACGCACCCGGGCAATTTCCACCGTCTTCGAGGGTGAAGTGCCCTTTGATTTCTCCTACAAAATCGTTCGCAAGAGGGAGAACGCCCGTCAATACAAGAATCGTTACCTCGGGGAAGGCGATTACGTATTGCACACAATCGCACATGTTCATTGAGGACTTGAAACATCCACGCGGGATGAGCAAGAGCCGCTCTTTCGCTTCTACATAATTCTGCTTTGAGGCGAATTCTTTAAACGTCTTATATGTCGGGTCTTTCCTTACAAAGAAATCGTTACAAACCTGCTCGTGCATCGCATAAGACTGGCCGTCAGTCCACGTATACGCCTGCCTCGTCATGTCAGGATATTTCTCTAACAAGCGGGTAAGCGCGAACAGATTTGTCTGTGCAAGATATCGATACGTCTGAACCTGTTTCAGCGTGAGCGTGGGTTCGAACTTGTTAATGATGTTCAGAATCCGTTGCTGCCGTTCAGCGGGAATTCTTTCCCAACTCTTGACGGCGTTCGCCAGATACTGATCCTCGGGCATCGTGCGACACTGATAATTGGCGTCCTGCGTTCGGTGTTCTGTATACCATGCCGCCAAACTAGTAGCGTCCACGTCTCCCCCATTTAGAAAAACTATACTACTTTTTCTTACCTTTATGAGACCATCCCGCCATCGCAACCGCCATTCTGCCCATGGCCGCGGTGTGCGGATTATCAGAATTCGCCGCCGCTTGTTTCTTCTCCATAGGAATGGGCTTATCTCGGTCAAGACCTAACGCATCGTGCAAGCCGCCTTGATGTAAATGACTCATAGCGCGATGAAAATGCGCTTTCTCTTCAGGTGTGTGTTCAGAATGCACAACGCCCCCTTTATCATAAACTTTCTTCGGCGTCATGTCAGAAGTTACATCGTTCGAATCCCGCATGGTTTTTCCGCCAATCGGCAGTGTCGTCGGCGCTTTTCCAGAAACGCCGCCTAAATCCTTAGCATGTTCCCAATCTTTGTTCTGCTCAGGAGTCAGGACACGCTCGCCATCTTTCAGGATAGCGACTTGATGCTTCCCGTCGTTGACGTTGACCTTGCCGCCCTTGTCGTATATAGGCCCGTATGCTCCCTCGTGATATTGATGGGGGGCGGACATCGCCTGTCCTGCGGCTCCTATAACGCTCTCTGCTTGCTGCACTTTTTTTGCATTAGCCGCTCGCGCATCATCTGATTTCTTGCCGCCCGTGGAATCTGTGTCTACAACTCCACCGTCATCATAAACGGGGGCTTTCTCTTTCAACCCGCTCGACCAATCCACCGCTTTCTTGTACATATCCTTCTCGCTCTTGGGCGCTGGACGCTGATGTGCGACTTTGTCCTGCGGGGTGGATGCGTACGGACTTGACTTAGGCTCGGTTGGCGTAGACGGGTGGTCGCGCTGCGTTACGTAAGCGTTCGCCTCCGCGTTCTGTCGGGCACGCTCTTTTAAGCCTTGCCCCGTGCCTTCGTCCCCTTGGTTATCTGCCATTGGAAATCCTTTACATGCCCGCTGCGGGCGGTGCGCCCGCACCAGCCGCTGCTGCGGGGGCGGGAGCAGGACTCGCAGTCAATTGCGGCGTAGAAGCATCAGGAGCGGCTTCGCCAGCATTCGGCGTGCCCGCGTGATCTTCCATGTGACCGTGAACTTCACCCATATCATTAAACATGTGAGTCGTGTCGTGTTCTGGGCCATCGTGCGGAGCGTGGTGCTTGTGCGTAATGACATGCTTACCATTGTGAGTCTTGGTATGCGTCATGCTCTTGATCGTCTTTTTATGCCCGGTTGCCTTGTCTCGGAGCGAATCATAAATTGTAGCCATGTTATTTCTCCTTGAAGAACGTCGGCAAATCTGACCACCGCGCCCTTGCGTATGCCCGCATTCCCGTATTCGGGCTATAGTGCGGATAAAGTGTACGGAATACCTTTTCACTCGTAGCGAATCCGTGGGGGAGTTCGCCAATTGCCCGCATAAATATCATCGCCATCGTAGGCCCACGCGAGTGTCCTGCGATGCAGTGCGAGAAAACTTTCTTACCTGCGCCATATTCCCGTTTGAGAAAATTCAACCCTGCGTCTACGACTTCATTAGGGATAAACGCCGCGTCCTCGGTATCAATGAGGTTCAACGCCATGTGCTTCGAATCTTTCTGCACGAAGTAATAATTTTTGTCCTTCGGAGCGCCGTGCGACGTATACCCCAGAACCGCACGATGACAATCCGAAGAACCGTCCTTACAAGCGGCGAGGATCGAATAGCCTCTTCGGCTAGCCTCGGGCACGGCTTCCTCGTCGCCAACCCACAACCGTGGGATGACTTCTTCGAGAATCGCTTTATACGCCATTGGCTTTCGCGCCCTTGGGGCCCGATTTCCGCGTGCTATGCAGCGGCGGAGCCCCGGGCATCATCGCCCGAATAGTGTCGTTGTGGGCCGCTTCAGCCGCCGCTTGGTCTTTCTGCTTCTGCACTGATACGGTGTGAATCGCGCCGTCTG